CCGGGTTGCCGCTCTGTGCCTCGCGCGCGAGCGCCTGCCAGTCAGCGCCCACCTGGCGGTGCGGGATGTCCATGGCGTCGAACAGCTTGGATTCGCTGCCCAGCCCGGCCATGCCGTTGGCCGCCGACCAGCCTACTTTGGCGGCCAGGTCAGTGGCTTCCCGCAGCGTCGGGTTGCGTCCGAACAGCTGCGCGAACCGCACGGCAGCTGCGGGCCCGCACGCGGAGTACGCCTCCGAGGCGCTCAGCTGCTTGTCGCCGAACTGACTGACGTCGCTGAGCTTGTTCTGGACGGCGGTGGAAGCCGCTTGCACCGCCCCGCCCGCTGCCTGACCGACCTGCCCGGCAGCCTGCTGCGCGCCACCGGTGAACTGGTCATAGGCCGCCCGGGCCTTGGCGATCTCGCCCGCCGCCAGATCCTCGCGCGGGCGCTCGAACTTGTTGACGATGGCCGCCACCGCGTCGGGGCCGGTGAGCCCCTGCGCCGCGCCCTGCACCTGGCCGAGCCAGTAGTCGATGCCCTCGGGTGTCCACGACCAGCGCGCCGCGTCGTCGCCGTGCTTGGCGATGATGTCCGCGCCCGCGCCGTTGCCGTACCAGGATGGCGGCCCGAAGCTGATGTTCTTCTCGCCCGGCAGCGTCCAGTTCGAGCCCGGAGCCGTGTTGAGGCCCTCCTGGTTGGCCACCGCCAGCACGGCTGCGGGGTCGAGCCCGTAGTCACGCGCCTTCTGCTGCACGTAGGCGATGACGCCGTTCTTATCGAGCGGCTTGCCCTGCTCGAAGTCGCCCTGGGGCGCGCCAGCTGCCGGGCTGGGTGCCGCTGCGCTGGGCGTCTGGGGCTGCACCAGGTTGACCACGCCGTTGCTGACGTCCGCAACGTGCTGCGCCAGCTGATCCTTGACGTCGCCCAGCTGCAGCGCCCCGCCCTGCACGGCCTGCTGCGCGCCAGTGGTCAGATCAGTGACGTGCTGCTGCAGCTGCTGCATCACGCCCGGGTCGGGCTGCTGCTGGATGGGCGGGGGTGAGACCGGCTGCTGGGGCTGCTCCTGCGGCGCGACCAGCGGGGCGGTAACCGGCGCGGTCGGACTGGCCGGCGGGTTGATGATCGGCACCGGCGCGGTCTGGGTCAGCGAGCGGCGCGGGGGCACGCTCGTGGGCGGGCTGAGCAGGTTCTGAACGTGCTGCTGGAGCTCGTCCAGCGTCAGCTGGTTCGCATCGTCCTGCAGCAGAAAGGGCATGTCAGTACGGCGGCACGGCCGGGGGTGGGATAGGACGCTGGATCGGCGGCGCGCCGGGCATGACCGGCTGCGCCAGCGGGCTGGTCGGTGGGCCGATCACCGGCGGCAGGGGCCCGGGCGGGGGCGGCAGCTGGCCAGGCACCGGTGGCGGCATACCGGCCATGGCCGGGAGCTCGGGCATCCCCGGCGCGGCTGGCTGGGGCTGCGGCGTCTGCGCCTGGACGGCCTCCTCGGGCGTCTTGTACGTCTGCGGCTTGCTGGGGTCGATGACCTTGCCTGATTCGATCAGGCGATCACGGCTGGCGATGAACTGGCTGGGGTCGCGCTGCGCCTCCTGCTGCAGCCAGCTGCGGTCGCCCGCCAGCAGCTTCTGCATCACCGCCGCGTCGTACTGGTCGCCTGACACGTGGCTCAGGTCCGGGCGCTGCTCCCTGAAGACCTGGTCGGCCAGCACCTCGGCGTCGCCGTTGACCTCTTTGGTGATCTCCTCGCGCAGCATCGAGATCTCGGTGTCCTTACCGGTTGGCATCATTCAACCTAACGTCCGGGCCCTGCCCCGGGTGCACCGCCGGCGTTGGCTGCCGCGCCGGCCATGACCGCCGGTCCTGGCGGTGGATTGACGCCCACGCCGCCGGGTGCAGCTGCCAGTGCGGCCATGTCCGGCATGGTGCCGCCACCCGCACCGCCCCCACCACCTTCAAAGACGCCGGGAGCCATCATGCCTTGCGGTGGCTGCGGCGTTCCGCTCTGGGGTGCCGGCAACATCGCGCCGGCGCTGTCCTGCGCCTCCTTGCTCTTGGCCAGCATGTCGCCCGAGCCGGCCAGGGCGAAGACCTGCTGATCCAGCCACATCTGGTACTGCGGGCTGGATCTGATGCGGTCCCTGGCCTTGGAACGTCTGATCTCGTCCGGGTTGTCGCCCAGGTACTCGATCGTCTCGTCCAGGCCCCAGGTGCCGGCTTGCAGCCGCTCGTGGGCGTAGCGCGCCTTCATCGCGTCGTCGGTGGGCAGGCTCTGCTGCACCTCCCACTCGATCTGCACCGGCCGCTCGAGGTCGCTGGGCGACTGAGAGATATAGCCGGCGCTGGCGTGTTCGCCCATGTAGCCGACCCAGACTTTCTCCTGGACCTTGGTGTCGACCAGCGCCCACAGCTTCTCGGTCTGGCCCTTGAGCAGACGCTCGATGCCGTTGCGAGGTTGTGTCACCCGCACGCGCGAGTAGTTCAGCACCTGGCTGATGGCGAAGCCGGCACCCTCTAGCCCACCCAGCTGGGTCACCTTCGGAGATTCCAGCTGCTGGATGGCGTTGTCGATCAGCTGCATGTGCTTCTCGAGCGTGCCCGGGTCGGGGTACTGCACCGGCTGGATCTGACGCCCGGGCGGGTTGACCAGCAGTTCACCAGGTCGCGGGCCCGGGTAGCGCACGATGCCGTCGTCGCCCACCACCTGGGCGGCCTCGGGTCCGCCGGTCATCTGCTGGGGTGACAACAGGTCTCTGGCGACGTACTGCGCATGCATCGCCCTGAGGTACTGGCGGTACTGCACCAGCCACAGCTTGGTCTGCGAGATGCCCCAGCCGACCTTGTGGTTCTTCCAGAAGCTCATCCACAGCCCGGGCGCGAAGTCGTAGGGCACGCCGAACGGATAGCCGTGGCGGAACTGCTTGACGATGCGGCCGGTGCGCGAGCCCTCGTACGTGTAGCCGCACACGCTCCAGGTGGCCCACTGCTCGTCCCAGTGCTCCCGATAGGTGATCACGCTCAGCCCGGTCTGCACCGTCTCGCGCGGCTGAGGCTGGCCGAGCTCCTCGGGCACGATCTCGCCCTTGGCGTCTCGCGCCAGTCCATAACGCCGCAACGTCGAGCGCGCTGGCCGCTCGGTGAGCTCGATCACCTCACACAGCCGGCCGCCAGATCTGACGGGATACACCGTGCGCGGGTCGACGCCCACCCAGGCGAACGGCGGCCCGGCCTTCTTCTTGGCGTCTTCGGTGGCCTTGTCGTAGTTATCCCAGGCCGTCTTGGCCGCTTTCATCTCCGGCGCGGCGATGGCGTAGCGCTGGTCCCAGGCATCCGGCAGCCACAGGATCTTGGCCCACGCCCCGCCGTCGTTCAGGCAGTGGTCGATGACCGAGTCCATGGTGTCGAAGCCGGTGTCTCTCGAGCCGCACTCCTGGAACACCGCCTCGGTCCAGTGCTCCCTGAGGCTGGCCTGCGTCTGCGCCGTATCAGACTCCTGACTCTTGAGGTGCAGCTTGGGCCGCTCCTGGGAAAAGATGGCGGTCTGCTGGAACGCCTCCTCGGAGATGTCCGGGTCGCGCGGGTCGACTTCCACCAGGGTGTAGGTACGGTCCGCGCCGGTCATCGCCGGCACCTTCATCTCGCGCTGAGCTCGCAGGTTGTCGATGCGGTGGTCGTCGTCCTGGAACTGGTTCACCAGGTCGGTTTCAAGGTCGTTCAGGTAGTCGATCGTTGGCGGCGGCAGACTACGCTCAGCCATGGCTTGGGCGCAGTCTAGCGCCTGAATGACCATTCGGTGCGCTTTGGCGCACCCGTCCCGTCCGGCCCGCCGCCCCAGCCGTACTTCTGACGCACCAGGCCGTGCTCCACCAGGCTGGCACGGTTGGCCAGCATCAGCGCTATCACCGTGTCGTCGTGGCCACCTTCCGGCGCGGCGTAGCGGATCATGCCGCTGGGCAGCGTCTTCTGCTCGAAGCTCTGCAGTTCGCCCTTCTGCACCGCGTCGTCCAGCAGCGTGATCTCGCCGTTTTCGATGTTGAGCGCCAGCTGCTGCACCGCTGCCGCCTTGCTGGCGTTGGTGCTGATCCAGGGCTGCACCTGCAGCGCCGGCCAGTCGTCGCCCAGCGCGTTCGTCCATCCCCGCTGCAGGCGCTGGATCAGCGGCAGGCCGATGCTGTTCTGCTCGGCGAGGATGCTGACCGGCTTGAAGACGCGCGAGAGCGCGTGCAGCCGCCCCACGCTGACATCGAAGTCGGCCGTCGTGAAGCGGTCCAGGGCTGCCTGCTCGCGCGTGCCCACGTCCACGATGCTGATGACTGTCCAGTCCGCGCCGCCAGCTGCCCAGTCCACGCCGAAGGCGTAGCTGTGGCCACGCTCCGGGCCGTGCGGCTTGAGCCTGGACACCGCGCCCACCCCCGCGAAGACGCCGGCACCCTCGACCTCCAGGAACTGGGCGTCGAGCTCCTGCGCCGCTGCCCGCTGCGGCATCTCCCGCCGTGCCGCGTCGATCTCGGCCTTGGAGATGTACGGGTTGACGTCGGTGGGCATCTGCCAGCTGGCCCACTCGGGCTGCAGGCTGTCCTGGCCCAGCAGCCACAGCAGGTAGAAGTCGTTCAGCCCCTTGGGCGTCGAAAGAAACCAGGCGCTGCCCACCAGGTCCACCAGCGTCGGCCTGACCGCCAGGTTCCAGATGTCCTGCAGCGCCGGCATCATGGCTGCCTCGTCCAGCACCACCGTTCTGTACTTACGCCCGCGCGCGGGATCGCCGGTGTCGGTGCTCCAGCACTCGATCACACCCCCGGTGATGAGCTCGAGGCGGTGCTCGTCCTCCAGTTTGCGTCGGGTGACCGGTGCGCACACCGCCACGAGCTCGCGCCAGAACTCGGCCAGCAGCTTGTAGGTCGGGGCCAGGTACGCGCCGGGCTGGCCGTCCAGCGCGGTCCTGACCAGCACCAGCTGGCCCAGGGCGCTCTTGCCCCCGCGCCGTCCAATGGCCAGGACATTAAATCGGCGGGCCTGGTCGAGGATCTGCTGCTGCGACGGGTGGGGTCTGCGCAGGCGTACCGTGATCGGCACAGCAGCTAGCCTAACTGGGGAGTCTAGGGTGTCAGGTGGATCTTGCCCTCGTCAGAGACCTGCTCGAAGGGCGCGAGCGCGTCCACGTCGTAGACCTTGTAGACGTTGCCCAGAATGGTGGTCATCAGCGAGGCGATCGTGCCGGCCAGATAGTTGGCCTGCTGCGCGCCGATCTCCTCGTCTTCCGTCAGCCGTACCACGAACTCGAAGCGGTACGTCGGCATCACACCCACTCGAGGTTGGGGTCGACGTCCGACCAGTTGACGATGTGCTGGCCGGTGCGCAGGTCGCACCCGTCGCACTGGAACCAGACGATGTAACGATCGTCCGGCAGGTTCATGCTCTCCACGTGCCCGCCGGCCAGGTCAAAGCGGTGCATCACCCAGTGGCTCAGGCGTCGATACCAGGGCTTCACTACAGCCTGATGTGCCGCCTCAGTCATCGGTGTGGTTACTGAACAGGTCCACCAGGCGCACATCCGCGCTGTCGTGGTCGTGGCTGTGCTCCGGGCAGCGCACGCCGTCGTCACCACAGCTGCGCACGACCTCGGGCTTGAGTTGCTCCAGGTGGTACAGCGCGCGCTCGAGTACGCCCTGGACGAAGTCGCCCAGGTCGGCCGTCGTCCAGGTTGCTCTGCCGTTTGAGTTTGGCGTGCACCAGGCCTCGTCAGCGGCCCTGATCACATCGTCAATAGCCACCGCGCCGACCTTCCAACTGCTCTTACTCACGGCTGCTCTTACTCATCGTGTTTCACGTGGAACATCACGCCTCACCCCAGTGGCTGCGCTCGGACCGGGCAAACGAGCGCTGATTACGCTCGTCCACCCACAGCACCAGCCACAGCAGGCCAACCCCTGCCAGGCCGGCGACCAGCACTCCCAGCGCCACACACTTAGCCATGCAGCAAGCCTGCCAGCGTGCTGGCGCTCCAGCGCTTGGCCAGCACCGGCGGGCTGGCTGCCCGAGCCACCGCGATCCAGGCCGCGCGGCTGCGCTCGCTCTGGCGTGACCAGATCCAGCGCTCGTCCGTCAGCCCGCCCACGGTGCACCAGATGTCGTACAGACGCCGCGCCATGGTGAGCTCGGCCATGCTCATATCGAACGTGACGACGGTGTCCTGATCCGTCACCTGCGCCTCGGCCCCGTCCTTGATCTCGGCCGTGTCCGGCTCAGCCTCAGTCGCTGTGCTTTTGCGTTGCGCCATTGGTGTAGCTCCCATTGGTTTGCTCAAGAGCGATGGTGATCGGCTCTTGTATCGGCTCTTGTATCGGCTGCGTTTCAATCACTTCGTACTCGACTCGGATGGTCACCGCGTTGTCGGTCTCGAGCCGCTCGGGCAGCTTGTAGCCCGTCCGATCCAGGATGTCTTTGATCGCCGACAGTCGCACCCCGTCCGAGTCCGCGCGGGCCACCAGCTTGCGCAATTCCACCAGCGCCGGCTCGACCATCTCGTCCAGGCGCTCGCGGGCCTTGAGCCTGCTCTGTGGCGCTCTGCCGCCGTGCGCTCCACACACCCGCTG